GACCGATGCAATAGAAATAAAAAATTTCTTCGATAGTACTTATACTAAGGAAATTACATTTCCATCTAATCAAATAGATGCTGTCGTTGGATTCTTTCTAAAAAGAGGATTTGATGAACAAGCAGCAAAAAGTACTGCGATTGTTTTATTAAATCAAGCCAGAATAGATAATATAAATGTATTTCAAGTATTAGATAAAATGAAAATGTTAAATGATGTTCAATTAACACAAATCGTAACCGAAGTAATGAACGCTAATAGAGATCGTTCGTCTACTATCGGATATAAAAATATCAATACTCAAGAAACATTAGAAAGTAGAAATATACGAGTATAATCATGGCTAAAAAATGGGCACAAGGTAAATATATACCTAAACATCCTGAAAAATATGTAGGGAAAGGTAATATTATATATCGTTCCAGTTGGGAATTTAGCTTTATGAATTGGTGCGATAATAATTCTTCCGTACTAAAATGGGCAAGCGAACCTTTAAGAATACCATATCGCGATCCATTTACCGGAAAAAATACATCGTATGTCCCTGATTTCTTTATTCAATATCTGGATAAAGATAATAAAATTCATACAGAAATTATAGAAATAAAACCAGAAAAACAACAGTTAATGGAAAAAGCAGGTAGAAGCAAAATCAATCAGCAAATGGTTATTAAAAATCAAGCTAAATGGGCTGCATCATCTGCATATTGTAAACAAAATGGTCTAATATTTAGAGTACTAAACGAAAATAATTTATTCCATACAGGTAAATCAAAGTAGAGGCACAATGAGAAAACTTGAAGAAATGTTAAACATGGCGGAATCTCAACAAGTTATTGATGAGAAAATTCAACAATATGAAGAAGATGTCCCAAAAGATAAAACTCTACAAAGAGTAGAAAAAGCTAATCCTATATACCGTAGCGTCAGAGAATTGGAAAAAATCGCCGAATCTTTGCCTAAAGTTAAAGGACTTGGCGATATAAGTGACGCAGAATTTGACGCATTATCACAACGCGCTACAGACGCTTACGACGATCTAATGGATCTTGGTATGAACGTCGAAGCACGTTACTCTGGTAAAATTTTTGAAGTCGCAGCTAATATGCTAAAAAATGCTATCGAAGCTAAATCTGCTAAAATCGAAAAAAAATTAAGAATAATCGATTTGCAAATGAAAAGATATAAACTCGAAAAAACTACACCAAATGAAGATAATAATGCCGTCGATGTATCAGGATCCGGTGTTATCGTTTCTGATAGAAATTCATTATTAGAAAAATTGAAAAAAATGCATAAGGATTAACAAATGAAATCATTTATATCATACTTAAATGAAAGTGTCGAACAAAGTAAATATGTTTTCTTGATCAAAATCGCAGGTGAAATCCCAGATCATTGCGAAGATGCTATGAAACAAGCTATCGAAAAATATAAAGTATCAAAATTCGAAAAACTTAGAACTACCCCTATTCAAGCTACATTACCAGATTTTCCACAAATCGAAAATGCTGAAGTCACTATCTTTAAAATAGAATTAGACTACCCGACTACTAGCGTCGTATTACATTCTTGTATCTCAGAAAATACAGGTATTAATTCAGCTAATATTAAAGTAAGAAGCGAAAAAGAAGAAGCTGAAGCTGAATTAAATTCCGAAAATTGTGATAAAGATTCTTCTTCAAAACCACTACTACTATCACCATATGAGAAAACAAAAGATCCTCAACTACATGGCGAAAAATATATTAGTAAATTCTTAAAAGATTTACAAAAAACATCATTGGAACAGTATAAAGGAGTCAATGATCAAATTTTGGCAAAAAAATCGCCAACTGAAAAAAATCAAGGATAACATAATGGATATGAAAGATTTAATCGCAAAATTAACCGCATTGGAAGAAGATAATCATGAAATCATGGATGACGAATCATTAAAAGAATATGGCCATGATAGTGATTACGACGATGCCAGTGATAGCATGTATGATACCGTCGAACAACATCTTAATAAAGCTCTAAAAGCTGCAGCTAATGGTGATTTCGATGAAGCTGAACATCATCGTGACCAAGCTTTATCAACATTAGGTCGTAACGATCCTGAATACTCTAACAAAATCGCAGAAATCGATTTCGATGATTATATCGAAGATTATCTTAAAGATAATCCAGATGCAATCGAACATGATCAAGAATATGATGAATCAATTATGCAAGAAAATCCAGTCGCTGAATGCGGTGGGGAAATTGCTACTATCCCTACTAACCATAAACAAGACGATAGCGTAAGTATGACAGTCAATATGTCAGGTTCAGGTAAAGGTGGTATGAAAGATCTTCTCGATATTCTTCGTGATATCGAATCAACTTCTGATAAACCTTCAATTGATGATACAACTATGATCATCGGTACTTCTGATAATGATCAAGAAACTGATGAAGCCTTCGCTAATCAACCACGCGAAAAATATTCTACTATCAAAGATATTATAAAATCAGGTAATGATCTACATAAATCTAAAGATAGTTATAGCGATAAACCATACCGTGGCGATAATCCTATGGCTATTAAAGAACATCTACAATCATTATATAATTTCGTAAAATCTAAGTAAAATTATAAAAAATAATGGCCGATATAATCGGCCATTATTTTAACGATCCTCGGAGTACATAATACTCCTCATTATTAAATAATACATGCGTACATTTGTATAATTTAAACCTAGAATTATTTTCTAAAAATTCTATTATCTTGTCAGTATCATAAAATATATGACTAGTCGCCATGATTATAACATTATCAATCATACATGCAGGTGCTATCATATACATCGACAATTCCTTAAATTTTTCTAAAAATACTAATGATATTTTCTCACCTATCCTACATTGTTCCGTAGTTTTTTCAATAATCTTATACCAGTCTTCATATTTTTTAGTATAATATAATTTCATAATTATTCACTTTTGTATAAATATCAATTATTTATAGGAATTAATTATGGCCGCAAATAATGTACTCATAAAATCACCACATACTCGTCAAACATATACAGAAAAACAATTAACAGAATTTGCAAAATGCATGGATCTAAAAAATGGCCATCTACATTTCTTAACTAATTATTTTTATATCCAACATCCAGTAAAAGGGAAATTATTATTCAACCCTTACCCTTTCCAATACGAATTATTGAATGCTTATCATAATTATAGATTATCTATTAATATGATATCCCGACAATGCGGCAAAGCATTAAGCCTAGATACTAAAATACCAACACCTACAGGTTGGACAACTATGGGGGAAGTATCAGTAGGTGATCTAGTACTAGGTAATGATGGTAACCCAACTACAGTTATATCAGCTACTGATGTTATGTATGATCATGATTGCTATGATATTAAATTCGATAATGGAGAAATTATTACCGCAGATGCTGAACATCTTTGGGAAGTTGGCTGTCATAAATGGGTACATGCTACCAAAATTATGACCACGGCTGAAATTATAGAATATTCGGAAAATAATAAAGGTGTAGGATTTTATATTACCCTAACACAAGCAGTAAAATATGAAAATAAAGCTCTACCAATAAATCCATATGATCTTGGATTATGGCTAACTTCTAAAGATTCTGACGAAAAGTTACTAGATCATAAACATATTCCAGATGAATATATGAGATCTTCAGTCTATCAACGCTTACAATTATTACGAGGATTGATGGATAATAACGGAAAATGTAGACCATCTAGCCAATGTAGATTCTTTAGTACCGATATTAATCTAATTAATCAAGTCCGTGAATTGTTAGCAGCTCTAGGGATTAAATCTAAATTAACTCATAGATTCGTCAACAAAGAATGCCACTATGCAATTGTATTTAAAACAGGTAAATTCGATGTTTTTACCGATCCTAGAAATAGAGAAAAACAAAAATTAATCAGAAAAAATCAAAGAAATAATAGAATATACTTTAGAAGTTTTACTAAAGTAGAATCAGTACCAGTAAAATGTATACAAGTAGATAATCCACAACATATGTTCCTATGTAGTAATTCTATGATCCCTACTCATAATTCAACTTGTGCCGCAGGATATCTATTATGGTACGCAATGTTCGTCCCAGATCAAACTATATTAGTCGCTGCACATAAATTCGCAGGATCTCAAGAAATTATGCAACGTATTAGATACGCTTACGAATTGTGCCCAGATCATATCAGAGCAGGCGTAATATCATATAATAAAGGTTC